TCATAGAACAAAATATATTGATGGTCTTCTGCCTATCGATACATATAAAAAAGATGTTGATGAACTTGTAGCACCAGAATACAATTATGATTGGGAAAATCTTAGAGAATCTATCACTACCCACGGACTTAGGCACTCAACACTGTCCGCACAAATGCCTTCAGAGAGCAGTTCCGTTGTGTCAAATGCAACCAATGGAATCGAACCACCTAGAGGATACTTGTCCGTTAAAAGATCAAAGAAAGGACCTCTTAAGCAGATTGTTCCGCAATATGGTACACTGAAGAACAATTACACTTTGTTATGGGACATGAAAAGTAATGAAGGATACATTAAAATCCTAGCAGTGATGCAAAAATTCTTCGATCAGGCAATTTCTGGTAACTGGAGTTACAATCCTTTGAACTACTCCAACAATGAAGTTCCTATGCAAGTTTTTGCTAACGATTTGTTAACTACATACAAATACGGTTGGAAGACATCTTACTATCACAACACATTTGATGATAAAAAGGACGAGGATGAAGGTAATTTAGAAGAAATGAAATCAGAATTAGAATCACTTATTGCACAACTAGAAAACATCGAGGAGGACGACTGTGAATCTTGTAAAATCTGAAGGAACTAACGTAAAAGGAATGACCGTGTTCAACACAACTAAAGTAGATACTAAAAAACAACCAATGTTTTTTGGTCAACCATTAGGCGTACAAAGATATGACGGGGCAAAGTATCCTGTCTTTGAAAAATTAACACAGCAACAACTTAGTTATTTCTGGAGACCTGAAGAGGTTTCTCTCCAGAAAGATCGTGGGGACTACCAGACCCTTCGACCAGAGCAGAGGCATATCTATACTTCTAATCTGAAGTACCAGATCATGCTTGACTCTGTGCAAGGTCGTGGACCTGGTATGGCATTCATGCCTTACTGCTCACTTCCTGAACTGGAATCTGCTATGTCAGTGTGGGGATTCATGGAGATGATCCATAGTCGTTCATACACTCACATCATTAAGAATGTCTATAGTGATCCTTCGGAAGTGCTTGACACCATCCTTGATGACGCTAACATATTGAAGAGAGCATCATCAGTAACTGAATCCTATGATGACTTCCTACAACATGCTCATGAGTACGACACAAGTACTATGTGGGAACTTGCTAGTGAAGGTCATGTTGCAGGACAGTATGATCGCTACTCTCTAAAACGCAAACTTTATCGAGCAGTTGCTAATGTCAACATCCTGGAAGGAATCAGATTCTACGTTTCGTTCGCTTGCAGTTTCGCATTTGGCGAGCTTAAACTTATGGAAGGATCCGCTAAAATTATCTCTCTCATCGCCAGAGACGAAAGCCAGCATCTTGTCCTTACTCAAAACATCCTCAACAAATGGAAGGAGGGAGATGACCCTGAGTTTAAGGAGATTGCAAGAGAGGAGGAACCATATGTGAGAAAGATGTTTATGAATGCAGTTGATGAAGAGAAAGCATGGGCAGAGTATTTGTTTAGAGATGGATCTATGATCGGTCTCAATGATAAACTACTCAAGAACTATGTTGAGTGGACTGCAAATCGTCGTATGAAAGCGATTGGTATCAAACCAGAGTATGATATTGCTGCCAAGAATAATCCACTTCCTTGGATGCAGTATTGGTTGTCATCAAAAGAAGTTCAAATTGCTCCTCAAGAAACTGAGATTGAAAGTTATTTGATCGGTGGCATCAAGCATGATGTTGAAAAAGATACATTCTCTGGATTCCAATTATGACACCACCCTCTTGGAAAATGAAAGCATATGCAGATCCAAACATCTCTGATAGAAATTACTGTCTGCTTAAATTAGGTCCAAGAAATCTAGGTGAACTTTTACACTATCTATTTTTGAAGATAAGGTATTCTTTAAGAGAATAAATAGGTTAGTGATGACTTTTATATGTACGATAATCCATGGTGGTTTGAGGATAAAGTATTTGATACCGATGGTATTAATGGATATTACGGTTTTGTATACTTGATAACCAACACCACTAATGGCAGGAAGTACATAGGTAGAAAGTACTTTTGGTCTTTTAGAAAGAAGAAAGGTCAGAACCGTAGATCCAAACAGGAATCTGATTGGAAAAAGTATTATGGTTCTTGTCCAGAACTGAAAGAAGACATTAAAGTATTAGGTAAACATAAATTTCAAAGAGAAATTTTAAGTTTACATACTACCCTAGGTAAAGTCAATTACGAAGAGACCCGTCAACTCTTTGTATATTCAGTTCTCACTGAAAGCTTGACAGATGGCACACCTGCATACTATAATGGCAATGTTCTCGGTCGTTACTACCGTAAAGATTATTTTAACTATGATTCTTGAGACACTCGCGGCATTTATAATGCCACCCCCACCAGCAACTATCCCGCCAGTGGTTGCTGAAGAACATGTAAAAACCTGGCAGTGTCCTACTTGCTCAGTTGAAGAGCAATATGTTTTAAAGGAACTGCAATCAAATACTAAGATTACCGACCCTAATGCTCTTGCTACATTGATGGGTAACATCAAGCAAGAGAGTAAGTTCATCCCTAACATCTGTGAAGGTGGTGCTCGCGTCTCATATACTGAATGTAAGGTTGGTGGATATGGTTTAATCCAGTGGACTTCTATTGGTCGCTACAAGGGTCTTGGTAATTTCTGTGCTAAGTACGAATGTGATCCATCAACTCTGTCAGGTCAGGTTCGTTGGATGATTAATGAACCTATCTTCCAACGTGCTCTTCCTGTATTTGAAGGACATGACCAAAGTATTTCATATTATATGAAACCCGCATACTACTGGTTAGGATGGGGTATCAAAGGTAACCGTGAAATATATGCATGGGACTATAAAGACAAATTTGTATTGTCTTGACAAACAAAACTGGATAGTGTATACTATCCTTATGACTCAGTAGCTCAGTGGATAGAGCAACTGCCTTCTAAGCAGTCGGTCGTTGGTTCGACCCCAACCTGAGTCGTTCAATCCTCTATAGCTCAGTTGGTAGAGCAGGTGACTGTTAATCACCCTGTCCCTGGTTCGAGTCCAGGTGGAGGAGTTCGCTCGAATAACTCAGCGGTAGAGTGCCTCCTTTACACGGAGATTGTCGGGGGTTCGATCCCCTCTTCGAGCATAAATAAATTCAGTGATGCAAAAGAAGGCATGTAACATGTTAACTGCAAGATGTAAAGTATGTAATTTAGAAATTACAAGTAATTTAAAACCACAATGCTGTGGGTGCTCCAATCAAATGACTATATGTAGAGACACTATCACTGCCAAAGATATGTCGATGGTTCTCTTGATTAATTCTGAAAGAAATGTTAAGGATTCCACAGTCCTTAGTGCTAATGACTTAGAATACCAAGAGAACCGAAGGAAACGTAAGGTTCGTAAACTTGACTTTGAGGTAAAATGAATTCTAAACATGACAAGCGTAAGGATGCTCTTGGTCTCTTCTATGAGAGTGTTCTTAAACCTGATCCTCAGTTACGTCAGTGTGCTCATAACCAGGAATGCTACAATGAGTTAATGGAGTGGCGTTCGCAGGTGTTAACCCATCTAGATACCCTACGTAATCAAGAATTTAATTCTTGACACATTCTCCTGATGGATGTATAATACATCAGGAAACGGGGTGTAGCAATCTGGTGAATGCAGCGAACTCATAATTCGCCTAAGGTGAGTTCAATTCTCGCCACCCTGATTGGAGGATTTATTCTCCACTAGTAAAAGTTAATTGCAAAAGCAATGTCTCGTTCTAAATTTCATTCTAAATTCAAATCCGATCTACCTAAACTGACTGCTGCAGTTGAGGGTACACTTGCTCTCGATAGAGATAATCCTAAACTTTATCAGAAACTTATACGCTTCTATGAAGATCAGGGTGTACAATTATATGATGATCCTGAAGATGATTACAATGTTATTCTTGATTCAATTGAAGCAGATTTAATTGAATCTGGAGTTTATGCTTGATTGTCTCGGACAGACATTAACTGTGCCCTGGTGGAGTCAACTCTGACCCAACCTGGTTTCCAATTTCCAGTTAAAGAATTGGTGGCGTGCATGTAAACCCTTATGTTTGAAGTCCCACACTATCATTTTAATGTAAAGGAATGGTCTAGTAGTAAAGATTTAATTTTATCTAATCTAAAAGTTAAAGAACCTCAGAATGTTCCTGTCAATCCTGACTATTCTATAACTACAAGTTACTGGGATACTTTTGATTACACGGAATATTCTAAGTTCTTATCTATGATAAGTCCTTACATCTCTTCTGTTCCTGACGTTTCTCAAATCACTAGAGTGTGGTTTCAAACATCAAAACAATACGAGTACCATACAGCGCATACTCATGGTACACTTGGATGGTCAGCAGTATTCTATGCTGACTTTAATCCTGAACTTCATATACCTACAAAATTTTATTGCCCTTTTATTAATACTAAAGGTGATGTAGATTTATTTTGTCCAGATATATCTGAAGGTGACTTGATTGTATTTCCTGCCTTCATATTACATGAGGCACCGATGAATACAAGTACTACTCCTAGAACTATTATTTCTTTTAATTTAATTTAATGGAATTTTGCGATTGGTTTGAAGGGGATTTTAATAACTGGAGACAAGCATCTAGTAATCCTACTTCCTTTGCTCATATTATTCTTAAGCATGAAAGAATTTCACACAATAAATTTCATGTTACTCAAAGATATAATCATGAAACTACATTCTACCGTGATGTAGTTATTAAAATGGTCAAGAAAGAGGGTATTATCATTGTTGAAAATGATCAGTGCAATCTTTTATTTCAAAAACAAGGAGAGTATTACAGAGGTGGTACAGTTCCTGGATGTATATTTAAAGAAACACTTTTGATTAGCAGAGCTGAGTTAAGACCTAATCAGTATATTGTTATTGATGCAGGTCTTGACCCAGTTACTAAAGAACAGAAATGGGGATCTACAAATGGTCCTTTTATTTTTGACAAAAAGATAAATACTTAAAAAGTTTAAAGTCATGCCCATAAACAAAATTGTAACTAATGCAATTGAAGATAATGCTGTAACATCAACTAAAACTGTTGGAGACATTACTAACTTTTTGGTTCCTGCTGGTGCTATTATTATGTGGTCTGGTGCCAGTGTTCCTAGTGGATGGGCATTATGTGATGGAACTAATGATACTCCAAATCTAGTAAACAGATTTGTTGTTGGTGCTGGAAGTACATATTCCCTTGATGCTACTGGAGGTAGTGCTAATGCAACTCTTCCTTCACACACTCACGGTTCTGGAACTTTATCAGTAGCTGCATCATCTAATATTACTGATACTACTGATGCTACTTCTGGTACTAGTTTCACTGCTCCTAGTGGATGGTCTGCTACTTCTACATCTGTAAGTGGTTCTACTGCATCTGAGGGTTCTTCTGCAGTAAATGCAAACCTTCCTCCATACTATGCTCTTGCATATATCATGAAACTAGCTTGACATTTTATAAGACCTTTGTTAGGATACAGGGGTCTTTTCTTTTTGACTATGGACTACGTAGTACCAGACGCTTATTTGAAGCAGCGTAAATCACGTATGGGAGATGCGATATTTGATTATCTCAGTGACGATTCTGTTTCTGCTAGAAACATTTATGAAGATATGCTGAGTGAGATTGATATCATTATCGATTATCACAAAGGTTTTTTGGACAATGCTGTTACCTTGAAGGAACTGATGATGGGTCATCGTCCTGCAGATCTTCAGACACTTATGGAAGAGACCCAAGGGGGTTGACAAATTTTAATATTTCCTATATACTTGGGACTTAACAATTCTTTACAAATGACAACAGTAACTGAAGATGGTGGACGTACAAACATGTACGCTACCGAACCACAAATGTACACCGATCCTTCTTACACAGAAAGATACGGTCTTGAAACCCACGCAGAACGTGCAGAAAAAGCAAATGGACGCTATGCTATGTTGGGTATCATCGCAGGATTCATTTCGTATGCTGTGACTGGTAACTTTTTCTTTGGTATTATTTGATGACCTTTAGCATTCAATTGAAAACAAGTGAAGGTGATCATACCTTTACTTGTCAAGATGATCAGTACATTCTTGACGCTGCTGAAGAAGCAGGTGTCGATATGAGTTACTCATGTCGTGCTGGTGCATGTTCTACATGTGCTGGTAAAGTTGAGAGTGGAACAGTAGATCAAAGTGATCAGTCATTCCTTGACGATGATCAAATGGAGTCAGGTTTTATTCTGACGTGTGTGTCCTATCCCACATCTGATTGTGTCATTTTGGCAGAACAGGAGGAGAACCTCTACTGATGGATTTTTCTCAGGATGATCTTTGGGAAACCATTGATAAACTTGATTGGGATGTGCGACATGATCATATCGTAATCGAGATTGGTGGTACAGTTGTTTCTGGTATCCATCAAGGTGAAGAGTACAACAAAAAGTGGGCAACCCCTTATGGTACTCGCAAATATAATAAGGATGCATTCATCGTTATTAAAAATCTTTCACGTACACCTTTTGCATCTTCTCTTCCTATGGATAGAGAACACAAACCTCCTCATTCACAGGAATCTACTGAACCACAAGACATTGTTGTCAACATGGAAGGTGGAGTAGGTGGGTCTTGGGAAGTCAAAGAGGAAGATGTTAAATCCTAATCAACTCTATGATGACATGGAGAGATTAAATGCCCTATACGAAGAACTCTGCTGGGGGCATCATGATGAATTAGTATTCACTCATGAAAATGGCAGAGTCATTATCTACAACAAAACACAGGAGCAAAACAAATGAAATTCGGATTCACACCTGAGGCAGAGATCCTCAACTCACGTCTGGCAATGCTTGGTTTCATCATCGCTGTTGGAACTTATGCTACTACAGGACAGATCATCCCTGGAGTATTTTAATGTTGATGCTGACAGCAACATTGCTTGGACTGTGGGTTATCTATGCAATTTCAAAAGATATTGATGATGATGATGATCTGGGACCAGGTATGATGGTGCCAGCAACATCACAACCGTGAGGACTCACTGACATTAGTGAGCAAAAATACTTATTATAAAATAAATAGTATTTTGCTTAGGGTCATGGCATTAATCTCACTAGCAGCAATTTTATTTGCAACATTTGTAGGAGCAGCAATGTTAACCCAAGATGGTAATGAATAAATAGATACATATCGTCGCCGCCTAAAGGGACCTCTGCCACATAACAGAAGGTCCCTTTTTTATGACTATAAATAATTGCATTGCTCTATAGATTACTATGTCTGCTGATACCGAAAACAACATTCTTTGGAAAGTAACTAGAAAAACTGATGGTAGGACTGAATATTTGATGTCTGCCCACAAGTGGAACCTAGATCCAAAATTTGCTAAACTCTTTGACACTCAACGAGGAGCAAAGAACTTTGTAAAGGAACATAAAATTAAAGGTTCTGTCAGGAGACACGAACTTTGATTGACAACTAATCAATCTTTGGTATAATTAGTAAGTCGCACTTAATTCTAAGTCGGCAATTAATTATTAGGAGAGATTAGATGCCAAGAGGACGCCTATCAAAAAATGATATACTTGCAAAAGTTTATCAAAGAAAAACAGAACTGTTTGATGGTAGATACGAATCTCGTCCAGGTCAATGGCAAGACGGTGCTCATCATGCATACAACACCATCTTAGATATTTTAAATGAATACTCTAACTGATCACGAAGAGTTTAAACTCAGAAAACGAGTGGCAGAATTAAAAAATAATCTTCTCATGGAAGAACCTTGTCCCATCTATGAAGCAACAGATGAGGACTGGGAAGATTTTTGGTACAACGAGGACAATTAAATGAAACCCGAAGAAATTGTACTGTCTACAACTACAAGACAGTTTCATTACGAAACCTTATCTAGAGAGATAGAGGGGTGTAATGATGTTAATGAGTTGAAGGAACAACTTCGCTCCTGGATCAAACTGTACATGAAACAGCAGGAGACCTTGGGTTCAATGGGAATAAAAGCTTGACAGATCTTGAAGGTCGTGGTATGATAAATACATCAGCAGGTTAAGGAACCAACACATTTCTTAACAAGTTGTAACACTCCTCAAACCAAGACCTATAGGGTGTCTAAACACGTCTTTAATACCTCTGCTTAGGGTGCAGAGGAATAGTAACTCCACCATTCCCTGATGGTCTTACTTTTTTCAATTACAATGGCAACACTTTCAAGGCAACAACAAACCTCCACGTGGGATTCGTTCTGCGAGTGGGTAACTTCTACCAATAACCGCCTCTATGTCGGTTGGTTCGGCGTACTGATGATTCCAACTCTGTTGGCAGCAACCATCTGTTTCATCGTCGCCTTCGTCGCTGCTCCCCCTGTGGACATCGACGGCATCCGTGAACCCGTCGCTGGTTCACTCATGTATGGTAACAACATCATCTCTGGTGCAGTTGTTCCATCTTCCAACGCAATT